AATAATCCCACCCGCACGATAAAAGGACGGTGAAACAAAAACACCGCCTTTTCGGGGCGGTAATGGTGCTGAAAATTGAATAAAGAGAAAAGGACTGTGCAGAAATGCGTAGTCCTTTTCGGAAAGGAGATAGAATGAAAGTATTAAAAAATGGAAAAGACAAGGCTTTTTATGCACATTGTTTAGGGTGCGGAAGCGACTTAGAGTACACTTGTGACGATGTAACAAAAGAAAAAGGAGAATTTACAACACAGTATATTGTTTGTCCGGTTTGCGGAGAGAAGCTGAACGCAAATATGGAAACAAAGGATGAATTAGACGATTGGAAAATAAGAGCGATTGGCGCATTTGGTTATTCGTGTGGATGCAAAGCATAGAAAGGACACAATATGTTTTCAGAATTGTTGAATAAAATCAAACAAGCAATTAAGCGGATGTTTGGATTAACGCCCGAACAGCAGGCGGTGGACGTACAGAGTACCGTTTCCCCAAAAATGCAAAAAGAAATCGAAAAATGGAAACGGATGTACATGGATAACGCTGACTGGTTAGGCGGAGAAGCCGGTATAAAATCGCTAGGCATATCGGGTGAAATCTGCTCAAAGATTGCAAAAGCTGTGTGCTTGGAGATGGAAAGCAACATCACAAAGCCGGACGAAACAGAAGTAAAAGACCTAAAGGAAGAACCAAAAACAAGGGCAGAATATCTAAACAGACCGTATCACTTTAGACTCTTAGATAGATTGAGGGATAAGTTAGAATATGGCTTTGCAGTCGGTGGAATGATTATAAAGCCGTATGTCAACAACGACAACATTTACTTTGATTTCTTGGCGCAAGGGGAGTTCGTACCTTTACAGTTTGATGATGATGGCAACATAACAGATATTGCTTTTCCTGATATTCTGATTGCCAATGGAAAAAGGTATACGAAAATCGAAAGACATATTTTTGATACCCTTGCAAAAACCGTTACGGTGGTAAACAAGGCTTTTGTGTCAAATGATATCGAGGGGGAAGAATTAGGAAACGAGATACCGTTATCGCAGGTGGCACAATGGGCGAACTTATCCGAAGAACCGGTTGTCATTGAGAACTGCGAAAAGCCCCTTTACGGATATTTTAAGGTTGCGAAAGCAAACCATATTGATGTAAAAAGCCCTCTTGGTGTGTCGCTATTTGCAAAAGCCACAAGTCTGATTGAAGATGCAGATAAACAGTACAGCCGGTTGGATTGGGAGTATGACGCAGGGCAGCTTGCGGTTGACGTAGACCCTACAGTTATAGATGCCACACAACCGAACGGATATAACATGATGATAGCACAAGGGCATAAACGAGCGTTTCGGAGTGTTGATGTGGATGATATGTATAATGTGTTTGCACCTGCTCTAAGAGACGATAACTACCTAAACGGACTTAATTTTATCCTGCGAAGAATTGAAGATCTTTGCGAAGTCTACAGAGGAACATTGTCAGACCTTATCAGCACAAATTACACAGCTACAGAGGTTATTACAAGCAAGCAGGAAACATACTCGACCGTAGAAGATAACCAAAAAGCGTTGCAAAAGTGCTTAGACAATGCTATCTATGCGATGAATGTTTATACTGACTTATATAACCTTTTTCCAAACGGTGAGTACTCCGTATCCTACTCGTGGGATGATAGTATGGTCACGGATAAGAGGACAGAGCTTGAAGAAAAAATAACTCTTAAGAACGAAGATATTATTGCAGATTACGAAGTCCGCTCTTGGTACACAGGAGAAACACAGGAAAGGGCGAAAGAAATGTGCGAGGAAATCCGGTCAAGCAATGAGCCGACACTTGCAAATGATTTGTTTTCGGCAGCTGATGATAGCGGAGAGGATAAAGAATAATGCTGACAGACAAGCAAATATCAACACTTGCTACAGAGTTTGGGGTGCGGTTTGAGTACATCAACACGAAGTATCTTGAATTGATGGGAAAGCATATAAAAGAGATAGGCAAGCTGACCTCTACAGATGTACACCGATTAAAGCAGATGGCGAAAGCTGGGGCAAACATCAAAAAAATAAATCAGATGCTTGCGGCAGAGAGTAGCAGGACGGTAAAAGACTTAGAAAAGCTGTTTGAAAAGATGCTTGAGGATGAGTACAAATACGCAAAAGAACTGTACTTATATTCAAAATCTGTCCAAACGCCACTTAAGCTAAACAAAGAGTTGCAACAGCATCTTAAGAGCATAAAAAAGCTGACAAAAGGCACGTTTGAGAACTTGTCAAAAACTACATCTATATCAAAAACCTATCGTGATATGATTGATAAGGCGATAGCGGTTGTTGCATCCGGGATAGATGATTATGAAAGCATCTCAAAAGATGCGATAAAGGCAAGTTATGACAAGGCAATGGCTGATATTGCGAACCGGACAAAATTAGACGTGCGCATACGCTATGAAAGCGGTTACACAAGACGGCTTGACAGTGCGGTTAGAATGAATATTTCAGACGGTATCAGACAACATTATATGGGTATTAGGCAAATTGAGGGGGAGCAGTTTGGGGCGGATGGGGTTGAGATATCCGCTCATGCCCTGTGCGCTCATGACCATATCCCGATACAGGGTGAACAATTTGCGCTTGGAGCCGGAAAGGTGGTGGACGGAATTGTTTATGATAGCTTCCAAGAAATGAATGATTCTCTTGTGCGCAGTATCGGCGAGTGTAACTGCAAACATTTTACTATGCCTATCATTTTAGGCATTTCCGGCAAGGCGTACACACCGGAACAACTGCAAGAATACAGAGATTACAGCAATAAACCCATAGAAATAGACGGAATAAAAAGAGGTCGATATGATTGGTCACAAGTACAAAGGCAGTTAGAAACGAAAATGCGGTACGAAAAAGACAAGGTTATCTTTTATCGGGCAGCAGGAAACGGTGAGGAAGTCAACAAGGCAGAGAAGAGATTAAAAGACTTGCGGAAGAAGTATAGGGAAGTCAGTGAAAAAACAGGTTTGGCAAAAAGATATGACAGGGCTTATGTGCCTGGGTATAAGAAATAGGGCTTTTACAGCCCTCTTTTTTATGTTATAATCCTTTTGGGGTGATACTATGAGATATTGTGTTTACAGATACACAGACCTTACAGACGGAATAATAAAATATGTCGGTATCGTCCACAAAGGCACGCTAAAAGGACGGCATATAGCGCATAAATATGAAGAATGGTACAAATTGAGTGAATACAAATTGGAATATATCAAAGTGAGCAACCGGAGCGAAGCAGAAGCCCTCGAAAGTCACTTTATCAGTAAATACGGTACAGACAAGTGGTACAATACTGCAAAATGCGGATGGGGTGAAATTGGATTTGTGCCGGATTGGCTAAAGTGGGTGGAGTTTAAAACATAAAAAGTACAATATAATATATTTAATTACATACGCTATATTAAGTTTAATACTTGATGTGGCGTTATTTTTTGCTCATTTTTATACTTGACATTACATAAGATATATTATATATTTAGACTAGTGTAACGATATAATGTTACAGATGTATATAAACATGGTTAGAAAATATTTCATATTGCAGAAGATGCAATTCAAAATAACTTTAGAAAGGAGTTTTCGGCTATGGAAAACATTTTGAAAATTTTAAAGGATTTTGGTGTGGAACTTCCACAGGAGAAAGAAAAAGACTTTGAAAAAAAGGTACTTGAAAACTACAAGACCGTTTCCGAAGTCGAAAAACTCCAAGGTAAGCTAACGGATGCAGAGGACAAGGCTAAAACCTTGCAAGAACAATATGATACGGATATCGCCAAGCGTGATACTGACTTAAAGGACTTGCAGGAAAAGTTAAAAGCCGGAGAGGGCAACGCAGAAACCCTCAAGGACTTGCAGGAAAAACTCTCTACTTTGCAGACCACTTACGATACCGAGAAATCAGAGTATCAGAAGAAGCTTGCGGAACAGGAATACAGTTTCCTTGTGAAAGAAGCCACCAATAGCCTTAAGTTTTCAAGCAATTCAGCAAAGAAACAATTTATTCAAGACGTGACAGAGAATAGGCTGACGGTTAAAGACGGCTCTCTCATGGGATTTAGTGATTTTGTGGAGAAATACAAGGAGGCAGATGCAGGTGCGTTTCTTTCCGAGGAAGCAACACAGGAAAAGCCGCCTATGTTTTCGACAGGATCAAACAATCCGAGTGACGGAAAGGAGCCGGAACCGTTTGTGATGCCTAAACTTTTGTAATCACGCAGAAAGGTTAGAGAATGGCAATTAACAGTTTAAATGTTCTTTTAGACCCTACCGGAAAAATGCTTTTGGCAGAAATCTCAAAGGGTATCATTGAAAATTATCAGGGGACGGCAATTTCTGCGCAACTGAAAAATGTGGAGTTATCCGGTAATCCGGATGCCGGGACGGTGAAGGCAAGACGTTTTCAGAATGCAACTTCGCAGGCTTATGGAACAGCGAGAGCGGCAGGAAAAGGGCAATCCATCAAAGGGAAAGATGTAACGGTTGACATCGACCAGGACAAGGAATTTGTGGAAGAGTTAGAGGAAAAAGACGTGAACCTCTTAGGTGTTGCGCAGACTGTGACACAGCGTGCGGCAAACCACAGGGTGCAGCTTGTTTCAGAACTCGACACAGCGTTTTTCTTGGAGGGGCAGACAAGCGGAACGGCTTACACAGCACCTTCCGGTGTAACAGCTCCACAGGACGTGTTAGAGGATGCGATTTTAACGCTTGAAACGTTAAAAACCCCTTATGTAGATGGAATTCCAAGACAGCTGATGAATCTTGTGCTTTCCCCATCTTATTACTCACAGGTCAGGAAATATTTAGACACTGTAACCAATACCGGAATTACCACGCAGACAGAGGATTTTGTCAATTACCACGGTGTGAGGGTTTTCAAGTCTTTAAATCTGCCGACAGGCGTTAATTTTGAGTTAATGGTAAAGGGTGCAATCGCACAGCCTGTCATGATGAACCAGTATCAGGCAGAGAGAGTGCCGTTATCAGATGCAGTGGCAGTGGAAATGTTTTACTACTACGGCACGAAAGCGGTAACGCCAGAGTTAGTGCTTGTGGGTTAGGAGGTAGATTATGAAAATTAAAACAGCAACAGGTTCGGTTCTTGATATTAAAGACGAAACGACCGCAAAAGAAATCTTAGAACACACAGACGGATGGACTTCCGAAGATGCACCATCCGAAAAGAAATCCGGTAGAAAAGCACCGGACACATCAAACGATTAAGGAGTGAGGGATATGCAGTATTTGACTTTTGACGAGTATAAGCGGATGGGCGGAGAGTTAGACGAAACCGACTTTTCCATTAAGGAGCAAGAAGCGGAGATGGAGATTAACTTTCTTACAGACCGTAGGCTTGTCTTAGATACTGCTATCCCTCAAGAGGTTAAAAACCTTACATTTAATTTAATTGACCTTATCGGTCAGAAAGCGGATTACGAAAGCGCAGACAGTGGAGCGGTAGCGAGCGTGTCGAATGATGGTGTATCGGTGAGCTATGCCAAGCAGACAGCACAAGAGTTTTTAGATGGTTACGAGGATAACCTCAAGAAAATGATTGTGAAATATCTGTATGGGCTAACGAACCAAGCCGGGGAATCCCTCATTTACAGGGGGTGGTAGGATGCTGACACCGACATTTAACAAGACTATCACAGTCTTAAATAAATTGTCTGCCAAGGATTCTGCAACCGGAAAAGATGTGTGGTATCAGACGGTGCTTACAGAATGTTCTTTTATGGGTGACGTGGTACGGAACGCCACAGGTAATACAGTAGGGGTAGGGAATGCGTATGTGTGCAGAATCCCTAAGAATGAAAATTATCTACCATATTCAGAATGGAGAAACAACCGTGACGGTCACTTCACGCTGAATGTGGGGGATTATGTCTTTCTGGGAACGCTTGCAGAAACAGAGATACCTACACCGAATACGATACAGAGCATTTACCAAGCACATAAAGATACGGCTTTTGTTATTAAGGCTTTTAGCAATAATACCGGAACGATACCGGCATTAGAACATTATCGTGTGGATGGAGTGTGATTGCATGGAAGTAAAGGTCAAAATCGAGGGTTTGAACCCACAGCAGACCATGAAACGCATACTGAATCGCAGGGTGCAAGTGTTCACTGCTGAAACCATACAACGGTACATGAATCAGTTTGTGCCTATGAGAACAGGTGCGTTGTCACAAACGTTCACAATCCGTCAATCCGAACCTTACGGAATTGAGTATACACAGCCGTATGCTCACAGAATGTATTATGGTGACGGTTTTAACTTTAACAAAGAGCAGCACCCAAAAGCACAATCAAGGTGGGCGAATCCGATAAATGACAATTACAAGCCGGTAATCGCAAACGAAGTCACAGCATTTATAAAGAGGGGGTAGCGTATGACGATAGGAGAGCGTAACAAAGCGGTCTATGAGTATATACAGACATACCCACAATTACACTCTTGGCTTTACTTTAACACAATTCTTGACGCACCAGAAAACGCTTCAATGTTGACCGGTGATGATGTAGTAGTAGAAGAGTACATAGACGGCTCAAAAATGAAAAACTACATCTTTGAGGTGGCTTTTTTAAAAGAATACGATACAGGCACATCTGATATAAATGCTGATGCAATCGAAGAAGCAGGGAATTTTTGCTCTTGGGTTGACGAACAGAACGAATTAGGGGTTTTCCCTATTTTCGACATTGATGAAGAGATACAAAGTATAAGCATAAACAACACCTTACCAAACATGACAGTTAATCAGGACACAGGCACAGCGAGATATACACTGACTTGTGTCATTGCATACCTAACAAGGAGGTAAGGAAAAATGGTTAAAAAACATTTAGTTGGGCTTTTTATTGATATTGGGAATGATGTTAATAATCAGGATTTCCGTAGAATTAAAAAGGCTACGGAACTGACAATCAGTATGAACCCGGAAACACAGACATTTGACTACATTGCAGACGAAAGCCCTACAACAGAATTAGACAAATACGCACCGAGTATCGACCAACCACTCACCATGTATGAGGGCGAGGATGACTTTAAGATGCTGTTTAACAGATATTTTTACATGAATGTCGGCACAGAAGCCCATGCAAGGGTAATGCTTGTATATATGTTTGCAGGAGATACAACAAACGGCTATCTTGCGCACGAATCTGATTGTATCTTGCAGATCAGTGAGATGAACCCAGTGGACAGCACCTTGAGCATGAATATCACGTTCGGCGGCACGGTAAGAAAGGGTGTTGCAACGATGGAAAACGGAATCCCAACCTTTACCGAGGGAGTACCGGAATCCTTTAAAAAATATTTTGAACTTTCCAAAGCAGGCACGACAGGCGGCAGTGGTTCTGGCAGTGGTGGCGGTTCTGGCAGTGGCAGTGGTTCTAGCGACCCTGATCCAAACACAGACCCAGAGCCGTAAAAACAAAAACAGGAGGTAAACTATGGAATTAACAGTAAATATCGAAGATAAGGAGTATCAACTCCCAAAGAAAACATTAAAATTGGCAAAGATGATTGATGCGGCATACGCCGCTCTATCATCCGAGGACAGCTACAAAAGGCAGTATACTTTTGTCAAGGAAATTCTAGGGGTTGACGAAACTAACAAGCTTTTAAGTGGTGACAACATTAATAACATTGATCTAGTTCTTCTGTCTGTGAGTTTTAAAAAAATTGAAAAAGCTTATGTTAAGCCTGTCGAAGATGTTGAGGTTGAATCCTTAGATTCCTCCCTTGATGATAAGATTGACAAGCTTGTAGCTGTAGGAGAAGCAGTTGACAAGGTTGCAAAAGCAGGAAAGCGATAATGATTGACTTGACACTTAAGTCTCTACCGGATGCCGTAACGGTTGGCGGTAGAGACTTTTTTATTAAGACGGACTTTCGGACATGGCTTAATTTTGAGAAAACATTAAAAGAAGACGGAATACAAAGCGTGAAGCTTAACGACATTTTACAAGATTTTTCACCGGTGCCAACGAATGAAGAAATCAATGAATTTATAGATAAGATTTTTGAATTTTTTGAAAGCAAAAATGTCTGTCCTAAAGATTATGGCGGTGGTGGTGAGAGTGTGCTTGATTATCAGATTGATGGTGATTATATCTATGCGGCATTCGTGGAGCAGTACGGTATTGATTTATGCGACATAGAATATCTCCATTGGCACAAATTTCTTGCACTTGTGCGATCTATATCCGACGACACAATGCTTGGAAAAATCATGAGTTACAGAGGCTATAAAAACAGCGGAAACAAAAGCTACGAGAAGCAAATGAAAGAGTTAAAAGCAATATGGGCACTACCTATTATTTATACAGATAAAGAAAAGCAACAAATGAAAGAATTTGACGATTATTTCGGTTAGGTGGTGGTTAAGTGGCTGACGGAAAAGTTATAATTGATACCCAATTAAACAGCAATGGTGCGGAACAGGGCGTATCAAAGTTAAAAAAAGGATTGACCGGTATAGGAAGCGTTGCAAAAACTGGTCTATCTGCCGCCGGAAAGGCAATTGGTGTAGCCAGTACCGGCATAGTAGCTTTTGGCACATACGCAATTAAAGCAGGCGCAAATTTTGAAGCCGGAATGAGCAAGGTGCAGGCAATCTCCGGTGCGAATGCTAAAGAAATGGAACTGCTGACGGCAAAAGCTAAAGAAATGGGCGCAAAAACAAAATTTTCTGCATCCGAGGCGGCAGATGCATTCAGTTATATGGCAATGGCAGGATGGAAGTCAGAAGATATGCTTGAGGGCATCGAGGGTATTATGAACCTTGCCGCCGCTTCCGGCGAGGACTTGGCAACCACGTCAGATATTGTTACGGATGCGCTTACAGCTTTCGGGCTCTCTGCGAAAGACAGTAACCACTTTGCAGATGTTCTTGCGCAGACTGCATCTAATGCAAATACCAACGTAGGAATGATGGGCGAAACCTTTAAATATGTCGCACCTGTTGCCGGTGCGTTAGGGTACAGTGCAGAAGATACGGCGACTGCTATTTCTTTGATGGCAAATAGCGGAATCAAGGCAAGTTCTGCCGGTACTGCACTTCGTTCTATTTTTACTAATCTCGCAAAACCATCTAAGAGCGTAGCTACTGCAATGAAAGATTTAGGTATATCACTGACGGACAGCAGCGGAAAAATGAAACCTTTGAACAAATTGATGGTTGAAATGAGAGACAAATTCAAAGGATTGACAAAAGAACAAAAAGCACAGTACGCCGCTTCTATTGCCGGAAAGACCGGAATGAGCGGACTTTTGGCTATCGTCAATGCGTCAGATAAAGATTTTAAGAAGCTGACAAAGTCTATAGCAGATTCAAATGGTGCCGCACAAAAAATGGCTGACACAATGCAGAACAATTTGTCAGGACAAATTACCATTTTAAAGTCTGCCATAGAGGGTCTAGCGATTGAAATTTATGACAGCTTCAAGAATGAAGCGGCACAATTTGTACAAGCTGGAACAGAAATCATATCAAACATTGTTACAGGATTGCAGAACGGAGACAAAAAGGCAGTTTCTACAGGAATTAATGCACTTATGGAACTTATTGTAAAAACTGTCATAAACGCAACCCCTGTAGTTGTTAATACAGCAGTTGATTTAATTGGTGCATTCGCAAATGGAATACTTAATAATGTTGGCCTTGTTGGAGAAGCAATCACAGTAATAGCAGCAAGTATCGGCAACAAAATCACGGAAAACGCATCTATAGTTACAGGGAAACTATTAGATGTCCTCATTGGCGCAATTAACTTCGTATCCTCTAATTTACCCGATGTTACCGCTTTTGTTGTCGGTTTAATAGGGAAAATTGTAAGTGAGATTTTAAAGCGTGCGCCAGAAGTTGGATTAGCACTTAAAAATTTGCTTATTTCTGCTTTTTCGTCAATAGGAAGCGCAATCCCAATCCTTAAGCCTGTTTCTGACATTTTTGTAGCACTCGCAAAAAACATTGAAGTTGTTGCGGCTGTGATTTCACCTATGATTGCCGCATGGTTAGCATACAAAGCGACTATGGCAATCATACAAAGCGTTACTACAGCTGTTACAGTTGCACAAACTGCACTCAATGCTGTTATGATGGCTAATCCTGTTGGTTTGGTTGTTGCAGGGGTTGCGGCACTTGTTGTAGGTCTTGTTGCGTTGCATTCCTCAATCAAAAAGCAAACAACAGCACAGCAGGAAATGAACAAAGGCTATGACGAAGCGTACAAAAAGGCAAGTCAGCTTTCGGACGCCGAAAAGAAAAGCGTTGAAAACGTCAATAGTTTAAGCAAGTCTTATAAAGACCTGTCTAACTCAATGAAAGACAGCGGAAAAAACATACAAGTCGAATACAGCCACACACAAAAACTTTGGAGTGAATTAAAAAAGATAACGACCGAAAATGGAAACATAAAAAAGGGTTACGAAAGTAGAGCAAAAGTTATCGCAGGAGAACTTAGTCAAG